CTTTTTCTAACAACTCATGTACTTTTATCGAAACAGTGTCAACTGGTACGACCTCTGCCTTTTCAATTACAGGACCAAGCTTTGGTCCATATCTACCTATGCCAGTAACGAGGGCAAAGTGAAAATTAAAATCTTTTAGTTCTTGCAAATCAGTCTTTAATACCAGTTGCATAATCTTATTAGCAATTGTATCTTGTTCTTTTTCAAACATATCTGCAATGCGTCCAAAGATACTATCAGGGCCTTTAAGTTGATCATTAAAAAATTTATTTGGCAGACCTGAGACAAGCTGTTTCCACTTAGGGCGCCTTGCGTTACGATCAGCTGCAGCAGATCTTACAGATCCTGTTGGCACTAATCCTTTGGCTTCAGCATTCTTAACAACTTTATTAATCATAAAGTCTTTAAGTGTTTCGTTATACTCGTCTACAAGATCTTTCGAGGCAAACAGATTTGAAACTGCCTTATTCAATAACGTAGGATCAGCAGTTGTAGATCTATCTTTTTTCTTTAATGATATTCCATAGAACTCTTTGCCTCTTTTAATTACAATATCAGATGAATTAAAATCTTTCATTCCATATGCATTTCTCTTGAACTTTTTTATATCTTTATTCCATACCCTACCAGTTACATATGATTTTTCACCTTTACCACCACAAAATTTTTGAATAGCGATTGCTGCAGAAAGAGCTTGACAAAAATTTGTATAATCACCGTCGATAGCAGCAAATTCATTTTTATCGTAATCTTTTACAGTAGATGGAATTAATTCTTTAACTTTGTCTACCATATCATCCAGTTCTACAATATCATCTGGCATTGCTCTTGGTAGAGACATGCATGCTAAGCCGGCAGTCAACAATTCATTAGGATCTGTACGACCACGCTTCCCGTCTGGCTTAGTTTGAACTACAATGATTTTATCAAAGTTCTTAATTTTAAATTTAAAATCTTTTGTAGCTCTATTAGATGTAACTTCCAGAAACTCAAAATCA